TCCGATCTGGGGATGAGTCTTTTTTACAAGATTTTTACATAAATTATGGAGATTGTGATGGAAATCCCGCTTTTGCTGAGGGGAATTATGATGTTATACCTAGAGGGATATTAGAATATTCTGGATCAAGAATAAATACTGCTTCTTCAACTAATAAATATGTTAGGGGTACCTACGAGAAGGAGATAATGCAAGATAGTGGTGGCTCGGAAATGAGAGCATATTCTGCTTATTTGTCACCTATTCCAATAGATTCAACATTTAATCTTAAATTAAAAGTGGATACTACCACAGATGCCCTTAAAATTCAAGCAAGAGTTATAGAGGTATTATTTAAGAACTTTGTTTACTATTTTGAATATAACGGGTTTAGAATACCTGCTCAGGTATCTCTAGCCGATGTTGTTCCTGAGAAAACACCAAATATGTTCAATTTTAGTTATGGGAGCACTAGAGGGGAGGGTATAACACTAACGCTTTCTGTTAATGTCGAGACATATCTTCCTCAGTTAGATCTAACAACTGAAAGATTTAGGGGTAATTTGATGCAAGGGGGTATTAAGGTTAAAACTGAACTTGGAGTGGTTCCTGCAGACAATTCAACAATTCTTAAAGGTATAGACATACTTTCTGAAAAGACCATTCAATAAGTCGCTGATATATAGAAGCGATGACAGATCCTATTATATTTTCATCTATAGGAAACTATAGAATTATTAACTACAATGCTCCATTTAAAGGCGTTGAGAAATTTCGTGGGTGGATTATAGAAACGGAAAATGAGCAGGGAACAACCAGTTATCTGCTAAAAGAATTCAGATGGAGCACAAATAATAGTAATTGGTCTTTATGGATGCCTCTACAACAAGAAGTTATAGACGGTTTGGAATTAAACCCAGATAAAGATCTTTATCTCGAATTTAAGTTTACCGCTCATTCGAACGAAGATGCAAGTCCACACCTTTCTGAAGGAACAAATTTACACCCGGAAATATTCCTGAATAATTTTGATCTAGATCTTAAATATCAAGTTATAGATTATAGAGATTATGCAACTAAACCTGCAGTAATGTGCTCTAAGGAGATGTACACAAAGTCTGTAATCTTTAATGATTGTCCAACTGATAAATTATTTAATCCCTATGATGTAAATAGGGGTATTAACATCTATCAGGATTTAAGCAAGACTGTAAACACTTTATTTGGGCACGAAGTTAATTACTATTCAGTTCAACCAAATGGAAGAGGTAAAGATGTGGTGCTGAAAGAATATAGCTTGTTTGACGTTGTTGATGAAAAATGTATTAAGGTAATGGTTCCTGGAAATAATTTTCCAGATAATAAGCCAATCTACGATACCTTTGGAATTCAATTTGAGCAACCTTTAGAAATTCATATCGATAGAAAATACTTCGAAGGATTTTTTGGAAAAGGATCAGCACCAAGAAAAAGAGATATTATTTTCTTCCCCCTTACAAATAGAATCTATCAGATAGAATCTACCTATTTGCATAGGGATTATAATCTATATCCAGTTTATTTTAAGTGCCAATTGATGAAGTATGAGGTAAAACAAAATACCCAATTCAATAATAAAGTTGCAGAAAAAGAACTTTTAGATTATACAGTTAATACAAAAGATCTTTTTGGTGAAGAAACCAAAGAGGAGATAGAGAAGGTAACAAAAAAACAACAATATTTTGTTTCTTCACAGAGAAGGAACGAGGATCCAACTAGATCTTATATAGATCATTACCTTCCTATTATAGAGTTTGATCTAAATAACAACTGGACTATAGTATTCAATAGTTATTATGATTTAGAAAGATTTGTATACGATGATCCCAACGCATCTACCAAAACAGAGGCTCAAAGACAGGCAGTAAGATATAAATCAATTCCAGCTCTGAATGATACAGAGGAACTATCTTTTACTTGTTGGTTTAAAACTAGAAACTATGTAGATAAAACAAAATTAGTTAATAGACCAGCTCCTAAAGTTTCTATATCATCATACACGCAGGGAGATGGATTTATCACGTATTCTACCTGGCCAAATACTCATAAACTATCAGCTAATGATGAATATGTTTCTATTTTAGCAGATGCTCCAAGATCTGGCGGATTTAAAATTTTAGGTATACCCGATGAATACACATTTAACGTAAGAGATAATGGAACAGAGATTACAGCATCGCTTGCTACCTGGAAAGTACAGAAAGCTCAATCTAGAACATTATTATATGGAAGAGATGACCACAATTCAGGAATTTGGATTCAGATGATATGGTCTGGTACTAATACCACTTCTACAAGTACTGAGTATATTCAAACAGGATCATTCAGAATACTAGTAAATGATCTTGAAATACTATCTCCATTCGGAGCAGGAACCCCAAGTGCGAATGGATATTTCATTCCATCTCTTGATGAATGGTACGGATTTGTATTCAATTTTTCTAACATATTCAAGCAGCATTCCATAAATGTTTGGCAAATGCTTTATGATCCAGAAAATACAGAAGCACAGACATCTGATCTTGGAATAGTTCACTATAAAGAGGGATTGAACACTGATAAGTATACATACGAATTACAATCAAGCGTAGAGACTAATAATCAAAATCCAACATGGGGAACTGATAATAACTCATACAAAGTTTTAGGAGGACCTTTATATTTAACAAACTTAAGGATATTCCAAAATATGATAGAGAAAGAAAAACAATCAGCAATTTTAAATCAAAACGTAGTAGGAGATTCTCAATTAGCTATTATTATAGATAATGCTAAACCTGTTCTTAAACTACCTAAGATTGCTAAAAACAGATAATTTTATGCCAAGAAGACCCCCTAAAAATACTTCGACTAAACCAAGTGTGGAAGAAGCACTTAAAAAGAAACAGCAATTAGAGGATTTAATTTTTTCTAATGACACACTTGATGGATTAACAGCTCCAGATATCCCTGCTATGAAACCAGAAAGAGTGATGAATTTTGACAGTCTTAAAACGGAGGTTGAAGCAGAATCAAAAGCAATACTAAATTCTTTGATCAAATTTCACATGGATTCTGACATTATAAGTGAAGATGATTATGTGAATTATAGAGCTAAAATAGATGCACTGAGTATCTCTACGATGGCATTTCAAATAAGAACTGCACAGCATGCTGTTACAAAGATGCTTGATGAAATAGATGCTGGTGGGCAATACCAAGCAAGGAATTTTGAGGTTTTAACACAAATGCAAAACCAATTAATGCAAATGCCTATAAAATTCCAAGAATATCTTTCCAAGATGGAAAAGACATACAAGGATTTGAATAATGATGCTAGAAATTCAGGCAATGTGCAGCAAAGAGAAATTGTTGATAGCGATGGCAATCCTGTTACCATACCAGGTATTAATGGAGAAGGTGGGACAGTAAAAGTCAGGGGTAATAAAACCCTTATGGAAGGTTTACAGAACGTAATTAAAACAGAGGTTATAGTCAAAAAAGCACAAATAGTAGAAGAAATAGACAAAAATCTTATCGATCCTAAAATGAAGGATCTTATTACGCCTGAGAATGAATTAAAGCAGCAATTAGAAGACGAGACTAAAATAGAGCTCGACGACGATTTATTTTAATATATGGCTGAAGAAAAACAACAGAGTAATTATTGGACCACGGAAAGGGTCAATAAAATTATACAGAATGCTGATGAAAATGGGGTGGATTTCAAAGATGTCGATAACCCATTTCACGAGAACGACCCAGAATTAAGGAGGGGCGGTATATTGTTTGAATATACAGAGTGGGAAGTAGAGGAATTTAAAAAATGTGCATCAGACGTTAGATATTTTGCTAACACCTATTGTAATGCCATGACCGATGAAGGTATTAGAAAAATTACTTTAAGAGATTATCAGGAGCAAATCCTTAGCCAATACCAAGAACATAGATTCAATATATTTTTAAGCCCTAGACAGAGTGGAAAAACAGTAACATCTTCTATATTCCTTTTATGGTATCTTCTTTTTAATTTTGATAAGAATGCCATGATTCTTGCAAATATTGGAGATACTGCAACGGAATTAATGGATAAAATCAAGATTATTATGAAGGGTTTGCCATTCTTCCTAAAACCTGGTGTATTTGTGTACAACGTGATGACCATGAAGTTTGATAATGGCTGCAGAATAATGGCTAAGACAACAACTAAACAGTCCTCAATCGGTTTTACAGTTCACTTCTTATACATGGATGAGTTTGCTCACATTAATCCAAATTTTATTGGGCAATTCTTTAAATCAGTATATCCGACCATTTCTTCTTCAAAAATATCTAGAATTATTATAACATCTACCCCGAACGGGATGAATAAATTCTACGAGATCTACAAAGCTGCAATAGAAGGACAAAACGAATTCAATCCGATTAGGGTTGATTGGTGGCAAGTACCTGGAAGAGACGAAGAGTGGAAAAAGAAAGAAATAGCCAATCTTGGATCTGAAGAAGACTTTAACCAAGAATATGGTAATCAATTTTTAAGCTCTTCTAAGCTTTTATTGGATTCATACACTTTAAAAAAATTGAAGAAGACCGAAGTACAATTTGTACACAAAGAGCTTTTGCCCTTTCAAAATTCTATTATAGATTACAGCGATCTCATTTGGCATCCTAGTTTCGATCCATCAAATCTTTGGGAAGATGGAGAAAATAAAAGATTCATTATTTCTATTGATACTGCTGGAGGGGGAGGTGGTGATTATAGTGTTGTTAATATATTAAAAATATCACCCAAGCCTTTATCTTTAATTGAGGAAAAGAAATTTTTCGAAGATGAATCTGATTTCTTCTCCCTATTACAGGTAGGTTTATTCAGATCCAATATGATTCAAATAGAAGAATTGAAGGTATTTTTAGAGATTTTATGCTCAGAAGTTTTCAATCCTGAGCAAATAAAGATAGTAATGGAAGTTGACTATAGAGGCGAATATCTTATAGAAAAGTTATTAAGCGGGGAAAAGCTTTTTGCTGAAATGTTTGTTTATACAAAACACACAGAGAGTTCTAGACAAATGAAGCCAGGGGTTAAAGTTACACCAAAGACAAAAGAAAAATATTGTGAGGATTTAAAAATTAATACTAGAAATTCTAGAATAATTCCGACCGAGATAAATACCATATTGGAATTAAGCAATTTTGGAGAGACTAGCAAAGGAATATATCAAAGCCAAATAGGAAAAGATGATATAGCAATGACCCTAGTTAATGCAAATTCCGTTTTTGAGTACCAAGATTTCATGTATTCTGTGATGGATATTTACGATACTGTCCCAGAAAAATACAAAAATGCTATCAACAAAAAGATGGCAGAATCCGGGGAAGGAGGACTCACCGGGGACTCTGGTGCAAGAGAAATGGAAACTTATAACGTTTTTAAGGACTTCTTTTGATGAATTATTTGATATATAGTTAAAGAGCAGGACTCCCTAAAGTTCTAGGCTCGAAAAGATATATACAAGTAAAAAATACAAAATGGCAAAGAAGTTAACTCTGGATCTATCCGTTTTTAAAAGTTCTGGTGTCTACACCTTAGAATTTGATGCTTCTGAAAATATTGTAGTAAATCCTCAGACAGTTAGATTGGTAGTTGGTTTTTCAACTAAAGGACCTTTCAACACTCCGGTTTATGTACCTGATGTTCAGACAGCACTTAAAGTTTTTGGTGATATTGACAGATCTTTAGAGAAAAAAGGATCATTCTTTCATCGATCAATATTCACTTGCTTAAACAGCGGTCCTGTTTTTGCATTGAATCTACTTAAATTAAACAATACAGTTACTGAATTAGGAGAGCCTGACGTAGCAAGCGGTGCTGATGTTGCTAGATATAGAGCTTTCTCTCTGGATACAGCAGAAACTAATGGTTTAAATCCAACAGAAGAATACACAAGAACTAATGCTAATCTCCCTAACCAGGACAAATTAGTATCTTCATATTACAACAAAGAGAAATTTTGGTTTCCTGATCCGAATATGCTTCTTGCCACAATACATACAACGGAAAAATCAAAATTGTTTAGCTTAGTTAACCTAAGTCAAAATCCAGTGAGTGTAATAGTTAAGAAATCAGTAGACTCAAAATTGCCTATTAAAGGATTTGATATTACTGCCCATGAATATTTTGGAGCTAATAATGTTCCTTCTTTCATGAATCCTAACGATTACATCTCAGACTATTTTATTGATGTAATAGCAGTAAGCGGAAATTGGGCGGATTATTCAAAATTATCTTTAGATCCTTTATATTCTAACTATTTCACATCTAAAGGATTTATTAAATCACAAATAGATAACTTCTTATCTCTTAAAGAGGTAAATGTAGTTTTCTCAATTACTGGATGTTTAATTCCTGATTTTATCGACCAAAATGGAATCACCCAATATATTAAAACACTAATCAATAATCAAGTTGGAAGTACAGGTATTTTATGTGCTGTTAACGAAGAAGGATTAGACGATCTTGAATCTGGTGAGTATTCTTATCTAGATTTAGTTGGACACCACTTAACAGGAGCATTAGATCCTTCTAACCCTGCAATTACTGAAATAGACTTCTTAAGTTATAGTTCACCTTTATCTGCAGATTTAACTTATCAAATAGATGAGCCAAACTCATTGAACGATCTTAATGATAATGAAAACTTGACTGAAGTAGCTACGATATTCTCTTCAGAATTTGAATCGCCTTCAACAAATGGTATTTATAAGAATGAATTTGTTACCTATAGCAGTTCAGCTTTAGATGGAGGTTATCCTTATTTACAAACAAACATTAGCGGTGTTACAAAAGCAGATAAATTAGCTTCTCTTAAAAGCTTCTTAGCAATAACATCAGCATCTCCTGTTTCTAAATTTATAGTAGGTAAAGTTACTGGTGATTTAACAGGAAATTCACACGCTTTAATGGATTTTGCAAACGGTGATTTAGTTAAATTAAAAGTTGTAGAAGTTAAAGAGGTAACAGTAGCACCAGGGAATGTTCAATTAAGAATTAAATGGTCTCACCCATTATTCACTGCAGCTGCTCCTTTAGTTAGTCCTTACTATCATACTAGCTTAACTGATAATCATTATCAATTTTGTAAAGCTGATTATTTCGATCTTATTACAGATCCTAATACAACTAAAGATGCTTATTACGGGTATGAAGAATCTCCTATTTACATGGATTACAATAAAGGTGTAATCAGTACAGGTGATGTTATACATAAAACATATGACGGTTCTTCAATTCAATATATTAAGTTTGAAAAATCTATCGATAGAGATGATTTCAAAGTTATAGAAATGAAAGCTTACGTAGATGATATGTTCACTACAGTCGAGGATGTAGTTGGCTGGAACGCTAGCTATATGATCAATTCAAATGGATCTAGTGATACAGTAGAGAACCACATTACAAAAACAGTTGGTTTAAACATTATATCTCTAATAGGTAATTTAAATGAATATGTAGATATCGTTGGACCTATAACAGATGGTGGTGCAATCAATCAAGTTGAAATGACAACAGTACAGGTTGCTAATTCAGGTTTAAAAGTTGGGGATTACCTAGTTTCTGAAGAAATGGATATGTTTAGCAACAGCGTAGGTAATTACTTAAATAGATTGACTAAAATTGTTGAAGCAAAGAGAGTTGCAGTTCCGGGATCGCCTGGGGATTACACTATCTACGTTAAAACTGATAGACCAATTAAATTATTCGCTGGAAAGGTTAATAAATTTAAACCTATTCACCAATTCATCAATAATTTTAAATTTACATATCTTCCTGGATTCCAATTGAAATCTACACACAAACCAAACGGAAGTGACGATAGATTAGATGAAATCCTTAATGTTTTAACAGAAACTAATATTTCTAGAACATTAGCAGATAGAAACATCATTACGTTTAGATACGTAGTTGATACTTTTGACGGACAAGTACAAACAAATTCTAAATATCAATTAGCATTGCTTGCTAAGAACAGACAAAAATGTTTAGCAATCATAAATGCTCCTTCTATTGAGAAATTCAAGAATTCGGTAGATCCTAGATTTACAGAATCCCCTTCAGCGACTAACCCTTCGCCGTTGTTAAATGCGAAGTATATTGCAGATGGTGGTAATTTAGATTTAAATCCTTCATTCAGATTTACACTTCCTGATGAAGATAGCGGCGCTAAATTCTGCGGTGTATTCTCTCCATTCTTAACAATTAGAGAGAACGGAAAGAATTTCAATATTCCTCCAGCAGCACACGTAAGTAACAACTTTATTAGAAAATTTGTTACTGGCGAACCTTATTCAATCGTGGCTGGTCAAAAAAGAGGTGTATTATCAGGTTCAAACCTAGTAGGTTTAGAGTATGATTTCTCACAAGATGACAGAGATTACTTAGAGCCATTTGGAATTAACCCAATCGTAAGAAAGAGAAATATTGGATTAGTAATCTTCGGTAACCAAACAGGCTATCAAAGAACTAACTCAGCATTTAACAACTTACACGTTAGAGATTTATTGATCACACTTGAAGAGAGTGTAGAAGATATCTTAGCTAACTACGTATTTGATTTCAATGAGGATTCAATCAGACTTGAAATCAAAACTATAGTAGACAACTACTTATCAGGGGTTAAAAACGTAGGTGGTATTTACAACTTCTTAACTATCATGGATTCTTCAAACAATACTCCAGCTATTATCGACCAAAACATCGGTATTATCGATATCATTATCGAACCAGCTAGAGGTATCCATAAGTTCATCAACAGAGTAACTGTTGCTAGAACAGGCGGTATTGCTTCAGGAGGATTCATTCAATTTAGTTAATTTGATATAAAAATCCGAAAGGAAATATATAAAATAAAAAATGGCAGGATTACCACATTATACATCTTCTAAGGCGGCGGTTAATAAATTCGAACCGGTTTTTACGAATCAGTTCGAAGTGTTAATCACCCCGCCTACTGCTGTAGTTCCCCCACAGGGAAATCCTAATAACGGGAACATACTTTTAGAGCATGTGAAGAGTATAGAGGGATTAGCAGTTGATCAAAACCCTGGTGAGATCACTCAACAGTATAAGAATGCTAAAAGATACTATGCAGGAGCAAGACCACAAAGAACCGGTCTTGATCTTACCATAAATTTTGAGGTTAACTTAGATGAAAACAACTCAATGTATGTTTTCAAAACTATGAGACAATGGGCAGATTTAATCTATAATCCATTAACAGGAGCTTTGGGCCTTAAAAAGGACTACACTGGAAATATAGTTGTTAGTGTATTTAATAAAGCGGGGGATGTTCACAGAAGAATAACCTGTAAAGATTGCTTTATTATGACTCCATTATCACAAATGGATTTAAACTACACAAACACTAATCTATTTGCTTTAAGAGTTACTTGGGCAGTTGATTATTTCGACGACGTATTTATATAAAAATAAAAAATGGCAGGATTACCACATTTTACTAGTGCAAAAGCGGCAGT